TGGCCAAGAACCATCACCCATTTTATACTCTAATGAGTTTGCTAAGTCAACTACAAGATCAGGATTTTCAAAAAAGTTATCATAGACAATAGTGGGAAACATAATCAGCGTTTGGAGTTCATCTCTACACGGGACTTCATTTGATTATACTCGGATCCTCCTTCTCCGTCAACTGTAAACACATGGTCGTATCCAGACTTCTCAAGAATCTTATCTTTGATATCTAACTGACGTTTCTCTTTTGCAATTCTCCTTAGGAATGCATAGTACACAATCTGTGTGAAGTATGCAAACGGATTCTTAGATTTTGCTGGATTAAAGTTATCAATATACTGAATACAATTTTCAATACCATCACAAACCATATCATCTTTATACATGTAGTTGATAAAGTTAGGTCGATATGATAAATGAGTTGCGATCTTTAAAAAACAACTACCAATATAATTTCCTACTCTAGGTTTATTGGGACTCTTCCAATTTTTTAAAGTGGTAAATTGTTCATCATCATCCATGTCGGCAAGACCTGGAATTTCTTTTACAGCAACATTATATACTCTTTCCTTATGCTTAATAATAGCAGCAAGGAACTCTTGATTATCAACGTAATGTTGTTTTTGTTTTTTTACAGTTGTTTTCATATGTTACCTGCTTTGTTTATATTATAACACACTTGACAGAATCGTCAAGTCTCTGTAGAATAACCATGTAAGGGTTCAGATCAAGTTCTAGCTTTTATAGATTCTTTCAAAGAGATTTCTTGCTTCATCAATTTTTCCTAAGTAACCCATTTCAGGTTCAGGACTAACCTTCTTTTCATCATCATCTCCTAGAATATATAATTCATATAAAAATGAAACTTCTTTGCTCATTGTTGCAACAGTTAGAATATCTTTCTCTTGTATAATAAAGAAATCTTCATCAGAAAACTGCATCCATTTGGCAAAACCTACACCTCTAACAGTGCGTCCATCATCACTTTCTTTAGTAATAACTTGTGTGCAAACAGGATTTTGAAGAAAGACAAGAGTGTTTCCTTCATCCTCAGTAAGCACTGCTTTACCTAATACTTCTTCTCCATTGAGGAGTTTGAATACTCCATAAAATTCTTCATCGTGTCTTGCGTAACTAATCATAAGTTTTTACTTTTACGTCTATGATTTCATAATTAAATTTTTCTTCGTTATAGACTTTGACTCTTTCCATCAAATGGTTGAGTGTATAGTTGTTACCTCTGTCTGTAGAGATATCATCTGCAATGTCGTATAACGTTGCTTGAGATTTATTTTCGCCTTTCCTTAGGACACGACCAATCGATTGTAGGTTGCGAACTCTGGACTTTGAAGGACTTGCGAAGATAACGTTGTGTAATCTTTTGATGTTGATGCCTGTAGAAAACGTACCATATGAAGCAACGATGATGGCATTATCAGATTGTTCGGTTAATAGTCTGATGTCTTCACGGTCATTAACATCTACTCCACCATGTACGAAATGTACTGGTCTGTCTGTGTGACTATTTATCATTTCGTAAAGAGGCATCCCATGGCGTTCTACATAGTTGAAAAGGACTAGAGTGTTTCCCTCTAAATCACAAGCAAGATTGCGAATAAATTTATTCCTACCCTCGTGTTCTACAAGGTATCCGATTTCATCCTGATAACCTTCAAACAGTTTCTCTTCATGTTTTACCAGGACAATCTTTACTTTCAACTTAGCAACATGCCCTTCCTGCATTAGTTGTGCAGTTCTTGTCACTTGTGAACATCTTCCAAATACACCTTCTAGAACTAACTGATTGACATTCGCACCATCAAGAGTTCCTGTAAATCCAATACGATATTTACATTCATGCAACTTACTCATCAGAGACGTAAGAGATTTAGCTTTGAAAAGGTGCGCCTCGTCACCGATAACTACATCGAACCTGTCAAACCATTTTCTAGGTTCCTTGTAGATAGATTGCCAAGTGGTAATTACCACCTGATGGTCCGTGTATTTTTCCTGCCCCGCATATATTTTGTGGCAGTTTTCGGACGCCATCCATCCGTATTCTTCAAAGTCCTTATACATCTGCTCCACGAGAGAGGTAGTAGGAACTACAATTAATATATTCCTGTTCACATTCGCATGAAAGCGTACTAATGAATAGATCATTAGAGACTTACCTGATGCTGTTGGTGACAATAAAAGTCGCCTATTATATTTTAGTGCCTCATAAATTGCGCGATACTGGTAATCTCTTACCTTCAACTTATGAGGTAAACCTAAAGATTTTACAAAACCCACTACCGATTCTGGAGTTATAAAATCATTCTGTGCTAGAGGATGTCCAAAGAACTTACAATCCTCCATGCGATACTTATATCCTTTCTTGTCTGCCCACTCCAAAAGATAGTCTAGAAGACCACAATATATTTCTCCTGTTGCAGGTGAGTACAATCGAATCTTTCCATCCCACCCTTTCCAGCGACGTTGCTTTTGCATGTACTTTGCAGACTCAACTTCAAAACAAAAGTAATCTGCTAACTCATAATTGATGTGAGGTTCTGCCTCAATCTTAAGATACACTTCATTCTTCTTACGAATAAGGAGGTCCATAAAACCATGCTACAAGAGATTTACGCAATCCTGATGTCACAGGTCTAACCCTGTGCCATTGATCACCTTGAAAAAAAATGGCAGTCCATGGTTTTGACTTGAATGTCTCATACCTAGGATCTGCCCCTGGTTTATATATCTCCAAATCAAACTCCCCTCCTTCAAAGTCATCGTTGAGAAAGAGTGACATACTAATCTTTCTTACGTTACCATTGACAGTTTTAGGATGCTGATCCACATGCCAGTCGTAAAAGTCCCCTTGCCCGTAGATGCCAAACTGTACAGGTTCTACACCAGTAATATTTAAATTCCATTGAGCATCTACGTTTACTTTCTTTTGCATAGAAAAAAGCATAGTCAGAAGATTTTTATCTCCCAACCACGCTATTTCTGAACTTCTTGTATTTTTATTACCCTCAGTATTGTATAGAGATCCTTTTTTCCAATTAAGATTTGGAGAACTTATTGCATTTCTAACGACCTGAATCGATTGCTTATTAAAGGATACTTGCTTAAAGTTTAATCCATAATTCATTATTAAAAGCCACTTTGAAATCTCTTCCATTCAATAGCATTTTTGATGTGGTATGTGCGATTATTAATCATTCGCAAAACACCATCCAAAAAGAAGAGTACCTGATCTATATATCCAATCTTGTATTGAAGTTTTACTACCTCAGGATCTGCTTCAATGAACATTGAAATTTCCTCTTTCGTAGTAAGTTTAAGATCAAAAGGCATTTCTTTGTATATTGAAGATGGTGCCTTACCTTTGTAATACAACCACTTATCTTTAATCAGACGTTTCATCTCAATTTCTCTTTCCTTTTTCATCAAGGAGTATGTGTTATGAAACTCCATGTACTTCATGTGAAGTTGTGGAATTGCTAGTGAATCATTATCATGTAGATCTTGATCTAATTTAGAATCAGATTTCCACATGTCTTGTAGTTTCTCTAAGTTCATAATGAATTCATCTGTGATACAGGAAATGTAGTTTTTGATCCCTCTATTTTAATATCTTTAATGAAAGAAATCAAGATCAATCTTTCTTCATTACAAATTCCATCTTGAGTTGTATGATATGAGTCACCATCAAAACACATCATTCTATTATATTTTCCTTTAATAGAAATAGATTCATCGTATTGAGAGTTTACCTCTTGTCTAACTTGTCTTACTGTTTCTATTGTTGATTCGCTAGCAGATTTATAATTTCTAAAATAGTCATGCTTTATATCACCTGCTGCTTGTGGGATAATAAATTCATTTTTCCTGGTGAAAATTGATGTGCCTATATCACAATGATTTAAATATACAATGGCAGTAAGCATAAAATCACTATCTTGATGAACCCAACCATCGATTACATTTTCATTTGGAGAGGTTGATTGAAAATGTGTGTTTGCAACATAACTAAAATGTTTTTCTGGATAAAAAAGTTTAAGTATTTTTATATTTACGTAGTTGTAAAATTCAGAATTTATTTCAGATAAACAAGGACTGCGAAGTCCTGGTCTATATGTGGTACTTTCCATTGGACATTGTTTTACTAAAGGTAAAACCTTATCAGGATTGTTGAAAAAATTATCAACACATAATGTAGGAAATAGCATAATTAATCTTTAAATGTATACTTCAGTTTGATTGCTTGTAAAATCCAAGCTTGTGATAATGACTTGGGTCCATTCACTAGTAGTTTAATATGTTTGTATTTTAAATCTGGATCTGCTAATGCTCTTGTCTTCCAACTATTCATCTTCGTGTTTGACTGTTCGTGTTCCTAACTTCGTATAATGTATATTCAAATGTTGCTGTTGCTGTGAAGTAATCGTTATCGCTACCAGTAACATCAAATGCTAAGGTTGATAAACTTATTGGAAATAAATCTTTAAATACAACATCAAAATTTGCCAGGTTATTGTTGTTCAATACTTGCAATGTAGCATCTGAGTATTTGGCATTTTGTGTAGGTTGGTTCTTATTTTCATCCGTCCAAATTCTTCTTTCTTCCAAGTCTTGAGGAGTACC